GGCAGATATTAGGATCCAATACCCCAATATCGAGAGTGTTCATCTTCTTTATTTCTTTTTAGTTTTTTTAGAAGATGCTTGAGCCTTTTTAAAAGCTTCTTTAGTAGGCGCACCTTTTGCTCCTTTCTTTCGCATCTTTTCTCCACGCTTTCTTTTAGCATGAATATTTGCCCACAAACCTTTTTTCATTTCATAATCCTTAGTGATACTCCTGATACTGCTACAACAGCATCTTTTTTAGGTTCACAATTTTTACAATTACAATTTGCACATTCGCACATGCAACTTGAATCTTTATGGCAAGGACAGCCACATCTATTGCATTTTTCCATTAGAAAGTTATATCGTCAATTTGAGGCTTTGTAAATTCTTCTTCTTGTCTTTCAAATTTAGCCATAGACCATAGATTTACGTGCTTTCCTTTAATTTTTTTAGTTAGATGTTCAGCGCCAAATTCTTTTAAATGAGCAGTTACTTCGTGGAGTTTAAATTCTTTGAATCTATGTTTCTCAAGAAATTCCATAAAATCATTAATTCTAAACATAGTAGTACTATCTACTGTAACAGCGTGACCTCGTAAAATATCTTCTACTATATCAGAAGAAGTAGAGCCGGTGCAAAATCTTTCACAAAGTTCTAGTAATCTTCCTTTATTTGAACTATCAGAATTAACTTCAACAATCTCCATTTTTTCCATTAATTCATTAATCGTTTCAAGCCATAATGGTTGTGCTACAATAGGCATTAAAGTATTCATATTTTCAAATACAACTCTTTGGAAATTTTTTTGATTAATAATTTCTAAACTATCGATCGGTCCAATTCTATGATCGTTTACTGTAACAAAATAAGTTGGAGGATCAGTATTAATCTTAGTAATTCCACTAATAGCAGGAAGATTTCCATGGTCACTTATACCAAATTTACAAGTTAGACAAACTGGTTTATTACAGAAAGCATTAATAGGTTGCTCTGAACACATATAATTGTAATCTTTTTTCTCTAATGATTTAATAACTGTTTGAACTTCTTTTGATCTTAATGGAGGTTCTATATATTTATGATTATATTCTTCAATCTTTACTTCCCATTCGTCAGGATGTGCTTTCTTTAAATATACTCCAATGTTATATAAAGAATTATTTCTAGTACCTTCTGGTATACCATTCTGTAATAAATACTTTAAACAAGGTGGACCATCAGGTAATAGTTTCTTATCTTGTTCTTTTAATTGCGGAATTTTAATTTCATCAACACTATCAATCTTTCGAATGTCAGCTAATTTAATGAAATCTTCTGGATTAGTAATATGCTCTCCATTATAGATAGCATATCGTGTAGTTCTTTTGCCACCAAAATAGGGCATATTAATCCAATTTCCTACATCACCACGATCAGTAACTAGTTTTATTTGTTTAGGAAATATTTCAGCACTAGGTTTTCCTAAAGCTGATGTAATTTCTCTTAATTTAGTAACTACTAATTTAGCAGATATTGCTTTTTTGAAGAATACATATAGATGTATTCCACCAGATTTTGTTAGACAAGGTATAAAAGGGGATGTTCCTAGGCTCTTTGATAATGTATCTACGTCTAAATCGTATTCATCAATATCAATCGCTCCCCATAAAACTTTTGCATCATCACGAATAGGGACTACACCAAGGCCTTGCGTTCCTTCAAGGTGTAGTTCCCACTGCTGTAACGTTAGCTTTTCAGCTATTGTTCTTGCTGTACCAGACCGCTTTACGCCAGATTGATCTGTATCTAAATCATATCTGCCGTAAGCACGGTCTAAACCACTAAATAAATTATAAAAATCCTGCGCTAGCATTAGAATGGTATATCTTCACCATCTACTGCTGCAGCTTTTTTCTCACCTCTTTTAATAGATTCTGATAAAGCTTTCGCATCTTTATATAGTTGAGTGTTAGTAATTGGACTTGGATCACCTACATTATAGACAAACCAGGTTCCTTTATCATTATCTTTTTCTCTTGTAGAGATTTCCCAAGCATAATAAAATGTCGGAGGTTCGATCATTTTACCATTTACTACTTCTTTTTGTAGCTTCATTCTAGTCAACCAGTTTCTAGAAACGGATAAAAGAGACCCTGTCATTGACATTACAGCAGGTTCGTAAGAACCATCTTCATGTACGACCATAACGTAATGATCAGCTGTATCAGCAACTTCATTTCCATTAGGAAGTACAAAGCGACCACTATCGTTTTTCATTAGATCGGAAGGTCTATTATCGTGTGTTTGAACTAATCCACCACCTTTTTCTCTAGGAACCCATTCTACATAAGATTTCATAAACTCACATGGAACGACTTTAAAGACACCTGTATATAGTTTTTTAGTTACTGTATTAAAGACGTGCCCTTCTTCAGCACCTTCTATATACTTGTCATCTTTCTTTTTCCTTTGAGGACTTCCTGATTGAACAATCGCCAATCTTGGAATACTCATATCTTCAGTTCTTACATTCTGAAGTCCTTTACCAGCATCAGCGAGAATTTGATCTGCTAATTCAGCTAGTACTACATTTGTTGTTTCTTTTTTAACAACTTGCTTTTCTTCTGACATATCGTTATTTTTCTCCTTTCGATAATTTTACTTTCGCTAAAGGTGTTTCATACCAATTAAATAATTCTTCTGGTATATCTTCACCTTTATTTCGAAGGTCTTTAAAAGTAGCTTTTAAAGTTTGAGGATGTACGGAAGCTTTTTCGTCATAACTATTCTGACCATTTTCTTTCAATACTCCTTTAATCCTTTCAGCTTCCTCATGTTCACCACGAGCAAACGATATAGTTATATCATGTTTAATGATATCTCCTAAACCGTTATCGTCAAGCCATTGTAAGGCTTGTATTCGTTTATCTTCTTTAATACTAGCAAATAATTCATCTTTAATAGCAATTTCCGTGCCATCATCCATTACAAATTTACTAATATTTAAAGACGCCATTACATCTGGTATTTCTTTTTCTCTAACATCTTTAATTTCTTCATATGTTTGACTAGCTAAAGTTTTATACTCAGCATACTGACGTTCTTTTTCTACGAGTTTACGACAAACTAAATTTAGTTTTCCTAATTTTTCATCTGTCGGTATTTCTCGTTGTTGTTTAGCATCTTCTTCAAGACTACTAAATATTTCAGTTGACATTGTCTTTCTCCTTTCTTCCGAATAAGTCAATTGATACTGAATAGTAAGCTTTCGTTTGCTTATCCCATTTCAGTAATTTCATATAGCCATTATTAATCTCACCGGCTACCATGGCCGTTATAGCGATTGCAGCCGGATCACCCATAGCTAATATGTAATCATCATCAGTAAAGTTTTTTAACTTCTTCCGTACAGCGTTCACTGCTAGGTTAGATGAAAATACAATTTGACTTCCGAAAGGAAAGATAACATCTAGTTCACCGAATCTAGCGGCAGGTAAAACATTCACCGATGGATTCTCTTGTACTATAAATACTCTCGAACTCATTTGTTTCTCCTTTCTTATTTTTTCGATATAGTATAAAATAATTTAATAAAGTATACAGAAAGAATTATAAAATGACGCAAGTATCTTTTAGTGATAATGAATTCATAGATTATAAATATAAGACGAAGCCATTTAAACATCAATGGGACGTATTTAAAACTTCTCGTGATGAAGAATATTATGCTCTTTTCATGGAGCAAGGAACAGGTAAATCAAAAATTATTGTTGATAATATAACTTATCTTGCAAGAAAAGGCAGTATAGATAGCGCAATTATTGTAGCACCAAAAGGTGTCTATCGAAATTGGTTAAAGCAAGAAATACCAATTCATATGCCTGATGATGTTCTTGATTCTATCTACATGGAATTATGGAACCCTGTGGAAACGAAAAAGAATATTGAACGATTAACGGAGTTTATGAAAGCTAATCATAATGGACTTAAAATATTCATTATTAATATAGAAGCTTTTAGTACTCTTAAAGGACTTCATTACACACAACGTTTTCTTAACGTTCACAAATCAATGGTCGTGATTGATGAATCATCAACAATAAAGCATAAGACTGCTCGAAGAACTAAGAATTTATTAAAGCTTGCGAATATGGCAAAGTATCGTAGAATCTTAACAGGAACACCTGTAACAGCAGGGCCAATCGATATCTATACTCAGATGTCTTTTCTTTCAGATAATATTTTACAATCTTCTTTCTATGGATTCCGTAATCGTTATTGTGTTTTACGAAGAAGAACTGTTAATATGAGAAGTTTTGATGAGATAGTTGACTATCAAAACTTAGATGAACTACAAGATATAATTAAACCTTTTTCATATCGTGTAACGAAAGACGAATGTTTAGATTTACCTGATAAAATATATATCAAACGAGAAATTGAAATGACTCCGAAACAACAGAAAGTTTACGATATCTTAAAGAAAAAAGCATTTATTGAATTATCGGAAGAAAAATCTGTAACAGCTCCTCTCGTTATTACTCGATTATTAAGACTACAACAAATAATGTGTGGATTTGTAAAATACGATGACGGAAGAGAAGAAGAAATTGATAAAGTAAATCCTAGAATAACTGAACTATTACAAGTTCTCGAAGAGACAGAAGGTCAAGTTATTATCTGGTCTAACTATACACGATCTATTCACGATATAGAAAGAGCAATTAAAAAACATTTAACTAATAAAACTTGTGCTACTTATTATGGCGATACTAAATCAGAAGATAGGCAGGAAATAGTTACACAATTTCAAGCTGGTGAAATAGATTACTTTATAGGACAGCCTAGAACGGGTGGCTATGGATTAACTTTAACTAACGCAAAGACAGTTATTTATTATGCGAATAGCTATGATTTAGAAGTACGATTACAGTCGGAAGATAGACCTCATAGAATTGGCCAAACTAATAAAGTTACTTATATTGATTTTGTTACTCCTAAAACTATTGATGAAAAAATATTCGAAGCTTTAAGAAATAAAAAATCTTTAGCAGACAGTATTACGGGGGATAATTGGAAAGAGTGGATTTAAACTGTGATATCAGGATTATTTATAACATATAAAATACTAATAGACGCAGATACATTAAAACTTACAGAAGCTGAACTAGATACAGCTCTAAACTCTATATCTGTTTTCTCGGTTAATTTAATTGGAAAACTATACATCTGTAGATGATTTCCGTCTGTTAGTACAATTATTTCTTGTGTATTAAATACTCCACCGTATGGTCTTGCTACTAACAAAGTTTTTAAAACAGCAGGAGTATTTGAACCATTCCCTGTTGATATGTTTGTTTGATGAATATAAGCAGTGTAGTTAGCTGGTACAGTCCAAAAAGCTTGAAGTGTTTGATTAGTTCCGTCTCCATTAATTGTAGTGTAAATATTTGCAGGTACACCTGTCGTCACTGTTCCTGTTCCTACATAAATAATTCCTGCGTTTGCCTCGCCACTTCCTGCGGTTAAAACTATTGCTCTGTTTACTCGTAGAAATGAATTAGTAGTCGTAACAGCCGTTTGACCATTCATAGTTATTGTTTCAGAAATTTCATTATAATCTCCGTCTAATCCAGAAATTAAAACTGTTCTTGCACCTGTTCCTGCTGACGTATCATTTACATCTGAACTTGATACTGTCATGGTAGTTGCACTTGGTGGGTAAGAATATAGGCCTCCTTGTGACCAAATAGTTTCTACACTATCTCCAACAACTGCATTTTGTCCAAACTTATAAACATGTTTATGATAAGCGATTTGATTTCTCGATACTTGTAATTCAAACGGTTCAGTTTGACCTGTTCTTGATATTGATGATACAGTGTTCCCCATTATCTACCTTGGCCTCGGTAAACTTTAAAATTACGTCTTTTACTTTTATTCATTGTTGACCAACTAATTCGACCATCGCCTATCGTAGTCTTTTTAACTACGTGTTCGATTGCGTTATTAGATACTTGTTTTTTAGCCATTAAAATTCTTTTGCAGTCTTAATTAAGAATTCTTCTATCCACATAGTTCTATCGTCCATTCGCATTATCTTTTCTTTGATAACAGCTATATCCGTGTGCATTTGCATAATCATATCTGCTTTCTTTTCTACCGCATCTAATCGTTGAGAAAACATACCCCAAGAGATACCAATACTACATATGATTGCTACATATGGTAGTATTAGTTTGAGGTCTATTTGGTTCATTTAATTGCACTCATATTATTCAAAGGGTTATTTAAAGCTTTATTTAGTTCTAATTGTAACTCATTTTTTATGTCTTTTAAATCATTTTTCATTATTTTTTAAATTTTTTAATCGCAAGATCAGTTACTTTCAATCCAAATGAACTAGCTATTGCAGCCATTAACGCCCATATATACCAATCGGGTAGTTCATCTAACGCCATAAAACCTTCTTTTAATTTAGTTATCCATTCAGGTTTATTAGCGAATATAGAAATAAAGACTATTAAAAGAGGGATCGACAAAATGACTGTAAACCATTCATCTCGCCATGAATCTCCCATACTTTTTTGCGCTTGAATAGCATACTCCAATTCACCTTCTGCCATCTTTTTAATATGTGTTTGCTCAGCTTGAGCAAGTAATTTTTTAGTTTCAGTTTTAGTTTTAATAACATCGACTGCTCCTTTCGCTACAGTTCCTAATAACGACCAAATCATTATGCTTCCCTCACTATATCTGCTAGACTATTTGCTCTCTTTGGTGTTTGATTTGCCCACCGACTGTCTAGCATTTCATCAGCAGCAGTAACATAATCTTTATCTTCTAAAGCGGACTTAAATTTTTTAAAGCCACAAAGGCGAGGATATCCGAGCTGAAAACACATTTCGATAATTACTCCAAATATATCCTCTGGGTGTTCATCTGGATCAATAAATTTTTCAGCATCTAGAACAGCGGTTGCAAAATCTTTTTCAAAATATTCCATAACTACATCATCTGAATATTCTATACCTTCTTCTAAATCATCTGAATCAAGTACGAGGTGTCCTACACCAAAAGTTTTTAAGCCTAGAGAATCTTTATATATTTTATTAATTTTGCCTTCGTGCTTAATAATACGTTCTTTAATCGCTTCCAAAATAACACTCTCCGTTTTCTTGTACGAAAAGTAACTTTACACTATATTGTTTTTGTTTGCTAGAAGGTTTTCTGTATATTTTTTGTCCATTCTTCTTTCTAAATGTCTCACTTTTAATATCTATTCCTATAAGTTTTTTGCCGTCAAATATAACAACGTCAATAAAACCAGTAACATGAACGTTTTTAAAAACATGATAACCTTGCTTCAATAACCATGAAATACCAGCATATTCTGCTGATGTTCCTTTGACAACTTTACTGATTCGGAATCGTGTATCCAGATTGTCCTGCTCGATCTGTCAAAGATTTTAAAGCATCAGAACCTTGAGTATATATTTCTGTTGCGTATGGTGAAGCTTTTAATGCTGTTTCTCCCATAAACATACCAGCTTGTTCCATTATTGACGCTTCATCACTATCTGGTCGTACCAGCAATTCTTGAGTTCCTGCAGCAGATGCCCAACGTTGCATATCAGTTGGACTATTAAAAATAGATTTCGCTCTTTTAATAAATTCATCAACATCAGCTAAAGCTGCACCTGATCCTTTGTATCCGTATAGTCTAATAAAATTAGTAATACCTCGAATTAATGTTCTTTTTCTATCTAATTGTCCAAGAAATATATTTTTTAATGCGTCAGCAGTTACGTTACTTCCTACTCTATTACCTTGCTTTATAACATAATCATAAGGTTCTAATGCTTTAGCTACATTGTTTAATCTAGTCATAAATCCATTTCCAAATAAAGCTTCATAGATTGCTCTATTTTCACCTTTCAATAAATTATAAATAGCACTAGAAGAATACATATCTCCACCCGTAAGAGTATCAGGTTTAGTAATTTGTTTATAAAGTTTACCCATAAAATATTGTTTAATATCTTTTTCTAAATTTTTAGCTAAACCTTTTTGACCTGCATTACTTAAGTTTTCTAAAAGTTCTTTTACAGCACCTGGACTTTTTTCTAAATATCTAGTTATTGTATAAATATCAGCATTAGCTAAATCTCCTAAATTTCCCTTAGATAAATCTTTTGTAAGGTCAGCTAGTTTCTTTTGAGATATATCGTATTCTTTAACTGCTTTAGTTGTATTTTTTAATAAAGATTGAGTATCTTTTTCTAGAAATGAAACAGCTAATTGATTATTTTGTAACCACTCACTTGCTAATTTAGTTAATTTTGCTGGATCAGTAATCGTTCTATTATTAGTTACTTCATTTATATATTTTTTAAGAATGTAGTTTTGAACTAGTTCTTTTTCACCTTGAAGAGCTGTATTGTTTCCTATAATAGAAAATAATTCTTTTGCAGCAATTTCA